CAATTTATCTAAAACTGTACCTTTCTGTATGTAAGATTGGTTGGTTAGAATATCCTCTTCTTTAGCAGTCATATATTTAATTTCTACTTTACCACTGGATAGTGGGTTGTCGGGAGGGTATATTAATCCTCTAGAGGGTAATTCAATTTCTTCTGTTGGGAATTTAAATTCAGTCATAATCTTTATTTATTAAAACGTTTTGTTCGTTAATACATATGTAATATAAAAAAAATCTATCTAATATCCAACCTATCTTTCTTTTTTCTGTTCTCTTCTACAGTTAAGGGTTGGGTGTTGGTATAGTAGAAGCTTCCACCCTTACTTAAAGGGATAATATGAATAAAAAAGAGGAGCTTGACAAATCAAGCTCCTTCTGTTTATTATTTAAAGTAAAATGAAAAATTAGAAATTTAATACACAATAATCAGGTTGTACTGTCATTGTAAGTTCTTGAGCAGCATTTTCAGTATCCCAGTTGTAATCTCCAAATGAAGCTTCTGTAATTAATGCTCCCTTGATAATCCATTCAGATACGATATCACCTACAGGTCCTAATACGTTAATAGTTAAATCTTTTTTATAGAAATCACTATACCCATCTCTACCTGTTACTGATTCGTGATGTAATCTAACCCATTCCATTACTGATTGTGCACCAGATGGAGTGATTGGATCAAATAATGTAAATTGAATAGTACCCCAAGTTGTTTTACCTTTCACAAAACGTTGAACGTTAATGTGATTTAAAGGTACTGTTCCTTGTGATACAGTTACAGCTCCTACACCTTTCATAAGGTATGAAGGGAAACCATCAATATACATGATGAATCTGTTCTTTTGTTTCGGCTCAAATGCCGTATAAAATATTTCGTTAGGATCTAATACTGCCATTTTATGTGTTTATTTTATTATAAATATTTAAATATTTTGTTTTTATTCCGGAAAAACTGCTCCTGTTGGTAAAACATTAAAATCTAACATAATAAATTCTGCTGTTCTAGTTGGTTGTAAATAGATTTGACCTACTAGTTGGTTTCTATCGATTACATCTGGAGTGTTATTAGTATCATCCATTACTACTTTGAATGCATACAATCCTTGTCTTTGTTGTACTGATTCTAAGTATGGGTTTACTTGTGCTAAGAAAGTATTTCTTGTAGCAATCGTGTTTTGTTCAAATACTAAGTTGTCAGATACCTGAGATATATAGCCTTTTAGAGCAATCAATAATCTACGTACATTCACACGATCTAATGCGCTAGCTCGTTTCTGTAATGTTTTTTGTCCAAATACTACAACTCCATTTCCTGGGAATGTTGCAATTGGATTTACATTAGCTTCATATAGTGAATCTCTGTTTGTTGTTGTTAATTTTCTTTCTGCTTTAGTTACATTTCCAAGAGCACCTCTTGTTAAACCTGCAGGTGCAAACCATGCATCACTTGAAGCATCTGTGAAAGCATATACACCAGGTATCAATGTTGAAGCTGGTACGAATACTGCTTGTCCCGTATTTGGATCTAATGTTTGTAACCAAGGGAAATATGTAGCTGCATATGAACTATCAAACGAAGCTGCGTTATTAATTACAGTACTAATTCCTGTCCCATACCCATCTAGGTCTACTACAGCGATGCAATCTTGACGTGCTTCTGCTGTTGTAACCAATAAATTTACTGGTGTTGAGTGATCAGATGAATTTAATCCTGGGGCTGTAAGTAAATTAAATTTATAATCATCTTTATTATTTAATAAAGTGATTGATGATGTATAATCACTAGGGCTTAATCCTTGGATATCAGCTGCTGTGATTTGATCATAAAATTTAGCTCCAGCACCAAATAATGTACCTACGGCTCCACTAAATGAACCTGAACCTACAAATGGTAAGCTTGAAGTATATGCTGATTTTGCATTTCCAGCATTATCGAAATAATCTGGTGTTTTTGCTGTTACTGCAGATACTCTTAAGTATTTACTTTTATTAATATATTCTCCTTGTGATTGTACGTAAGAATCAACACCATCAACTACTATAGAATAGCTTGTGTTACCAATTACTTTTTCTAAATAATTAGGTGCTTTTGGATCTAATGATAAGTTTGTCCAAGTTTCTAAAATTGATTTATTTCGGTTAGTATCATTACCACTACGAACTAATAAGCTAAATGTACCAGAATTTACGTTTGATGAAACAATTTCCCATCGAATGTTGTCTTGTGTACCTAAAGATAAAGCGCCATTTCCTACTTCTGAACCTGAACTATTCATTATAACTCCTTCAGATATAGTAGATAATACAAAAGGAACTTGATTTACAATATCTCCAGCAGTTAAAGTATAAGAAACATCTGTTCCTCCTCCTAACGCCGCTGATCCTACTGAAATTGTTTCTCCTACAACATATCCACTTCCTGCTGTAGTAATAGTTGCACTTTCTACTTCTACTACTATATCATCTGCTACTAATATAAATTTAATATCTGATGATGATCCAATAGCACTTCCTGCTACAACTAACTCATCTCCAACAGCATATCCACTTCCTTGTGTCGTTACTGTAACTGAAGAAACAGTTCCATCAGCTACTAAAGTTAATACTGCTCCTGAACCTGCGCCATTTGTTGTTGTTGCAACACTTGCGTAAGTAGAAGCTGCTACTCCTGTAGATTGTTGTGAAATTGAACTTAACAAAGCATCTGCTGAGGTGTCTAATTTACCTGCTGCTAAACCTTTTACAATAGTAATAATACCTTCAGTACCATTTGATGCTGTTAAAGGAACATTACTATAAGTTGAAGCTACTCCTCCTACACCACCTGTAACAGATAAAGTTTTTAATGCTAAATCCCCAGTTTCTACAGAATTATATAAATCCGTAGATGTAGCATCGGTAAATGTACCTTTTGCTACTCTAGTTACTAATAATGACTTTCCTCCTTGAGAAAAATAATTATTTGCTGAGATTGATGTTAAGTAAGTGTATTCTGATGATCCACTAGTAATAGCTCCACCAAAAATTGCTCTGTACTCACTAAATGAAGTTACTAATGTTGGAATGCCAACAGGACCTTTAGCCGCTGGTCCTACTACAGCCGCTCCTGCTTCTACTGGTTGACCTTGAATAAAAGATTGATCATTTTCGCGAGCCAATACACCAGGTGATATTAATGTTTCTGCCATTTTATATGTTATTTATTGTATTTATTTATAAATATTAAAAAAAACCTCAAAAAATTAAGGTGTTTCTGGAGTTGTGGTATTTTCTTCATCAAGAGGTGTAACTTCCCCAGTTGATAAGTCAATTCGGCCATTTCCATATTTTTCAGTAAGGACTACCCCTAATTCGTTTTGTTGCACACCTACACTTTTAAGTTGTTCAAATAAATTTAATTCTTGGATTTTTAACTCTCCAAAAGCAAATTTAATTTGATCGCTTTGTAACTGTAAATCATTAATTGATTGTAATTCTTCTTTAGATAACTTCATTGTTTAATTGTTTTAATTATAAATATGTGTATTTTTATTTAAATTTTAATAGTTTTAATAATACTTCATAAACTTTTTCAGGTTTAATATTTTTATGACATATATGTTCAGAATTAGTGCCTTGATGTCTTGGACACCAATCCCATTTTCCTTTATTAAATTGGACTCTTTTATCTACCCAACAATTATTACATACTGAATAGTCTTCTACTTTAGTTAACCCCTTTGTAAACTCATAACCATATGGAATAAAATTATTTACCATTAATGTTGGTTTATTCATGGACCAATTGAACCAAGATAAACCTGATCCTAATCCTATAAAATATTCAGCATGGTGGAGATGGTTATAAGTATCTTGCCAATTTAATTTTTCCTTATTTATTATATTAGCATGGTTAAACCCCTCATAAGATATATTAACTACTTTATAACCTATGTCATTTAACATTTTAGCTAAGTGTTCCCAATAATAATAAGGCCATTCTTTTAACCCCGCAGTTGAACGTGGACCTATGCAAATATATTTTTCTTTTATAGGACGTTTACCAGGTTTGAAATTAACACCATGGTTTATTTCTTTATAAGGTAAATCCAATATATCAGTAGCCGCCTGAATAAGTGGTATAGTATTAGGTGATGTTGGATGATATTCACCTTCATCCCATTTATCATTAGTTATATACCACCCCAATTTATACGAGGCATAACATTCTACATTTTCTCCAGGTTCTATAAAGTTAATATCGTTATATATTGGTAAATTTTTAAACCATGAGTTATGGAATGTAGATAAAGTTACTTTACATTTATATTTTTTAGCAAATTCAACAGCTTGGGGTGCCCAGGCTAATGTATCTCCTACAGATTTTGAATCTAATGTAATTCTAACATTTTGTTTTTCCAAATCCCAAGTATGGTGGATATTACCATTTATCTTAATAGTCCACGGAATATGCCATTTTTTATTACATTTAGCCCACATATTATTTCTAATAGTGGTGGAGTGGATTACTTTATTAGTGTAACCATTAATAAATTCTACAAAATATTCTTTATCAATATCCCCCTTAATTTCTACTTTAGGTTCATAGTGAAAAGAAATTAATATTTTATTTTTCATTTAGTAAAGAGGTGTAAAATTCAATATGGTTTTTAGCAAATTTTTGCATATTATTTCCTATGTCGTAATCTAAATATTTAATGGGTGAATGGATGATATCAATTAAGTTATTAACATCAGTAATATCGTTTCCAGTTATGTCTGTAATGAATGGTTTATATTCATCTCCGTAATGGTCCAAATTATTAGCCATGATTTTAAGATTATTTGCAATAGCTTCTTTTAATACAATGGGATTACACTCCCACGTAGAAGTAAATAACATTAAATCTGCTAGTTTTAAATATTCTGCGGTATCACTCCTTTCACCCCAAATTAAAACATTTGGTGAGATATCTTCCATTAAGGGACCCCAATATTCTTTAAAATTGGGGGCTTGATTACCTACAAAATGAAATATGTAAGTAAACCCATATTTTTCATATAAATTTTTAGCTATATTAAGAGCATAAGCTTGATTTTTCCCTGGGGTCCATAGTCCTAAATTAAGAATATGAAATTCTCCCTTATGTCTATATCCTATTTCGTCTAAAATTTCTTCTCGAGTTTTGTCTGATTGGATGCTAGGGTCTATTGGGAATGGGATTAATGATTTTGATGCCTTTGTATCTTTAAATGTATTTTCTAAATGGTGAGGTGTTACAAAAGCATACCCATTAGGTTCTAATTTCTTTTGTTCGTTAGGATTAAAGTAAATGTTATGGCATGTTTCTACTACGACCCAAGGATGGGAGGAGTCATATAGTTGTTCTTGTATTTCAAATGGAAACGGGTTATGACCATCAAATCCTTCAGGTATTTCTTCTATATGGACTACGTCTATGTTATTATCATAACATATTTTTATAATATTTTGTTGAAATTCTTTATTTCCATGAAGAGGGATAAAGTTGTCACCCAATAGTTCTTGGATTTGGTTGCGTTGTACCACAAATGTAGGACTATACATTTTCCATTCTACAACAAATATTTCAATATTGTCGTTATATTGTTGTAGAGCTTGTATACGTTTTAATAAGAATGCGGGCATTCCACCCGTACTTAAATGTGGTGCTATAAATAAAACTTTCATAGGTACAACATAATGAACCTAATTCAATTTATCACGGAATTTCATTAATGTTTCCAGTAGTTTCAGTAGTAATGTTTATTTTGGATCTTGAATTCAGTTTTTTAATGGAATTTAAATCTTTCTGCATTACGTCCGGGATGATATAACCCCTTAAGTTAATATCAAAAGTACTTTTAACTAGTCTATCTTGACCAGCTGTCATTTCAGCAGCAGTAGTAAAAGAATTTACCCTAGTATTAAATTTAAACCTTTCCGGATCACCCCAATATGAATCAGAAGCATATTCTACGGCCTCAATTATATTATTTAATTGTTCCATGTAGTAAGTTTGAACAATACAACTATAAGTTACATTAAGGTAATCAGGAACTACTATGGTGTTAAATTGTTTAGTAGGGGTTCTATTATTTAATAAGTTAAAGTTATTATATGAGTTTTTGGCATTGAAACCCTGTTGGAAAGTTCCATATAAGTTGGGTGAATTAGAGTCTAGTTTATTGTAAGTACTTCTATCTTTTTCTATAGAATCTCTTTTTATTATTATAATTGGAAGCATTACTGATCCTCCTTTATCTCTATAATACCCATCTCTTTGATATGATTTCCATCTTTCAGGATTACCATATATTATAGGGACTGTTCTTCTTTCTCCATTTTGATATACAAAGGGTTGAATTACATTATTAAAATAGTAAAATACAGCCTCATCAATATCTTTAAGTCCTACTGAAAATGTTTTTGAAGTATCTCCTTTTTGGCTGATCTTAGTTGATCTATTAAATTCAATTCCAGTTTGAGATTTATTGGGGTTAACATCTTTATTGGGATTTCCCCTTTCAGTATCAAATGCGGTTTGCAATCCTTTACTAATTTCTACTTGTTTTTTAGGGTATGGTTTAAAATCAGCCATTAAAATCTTTCTTTATAAGGTGAAATTGCTACTTTATCGTCAGGAATTTTATATGTTTTAATTATAATAGATAAGCTAACTCCAAAATCTTCTAAACCTGGGTTTAGTGGATTCGCAGTACCATCTGAATTATTATTTGGGTAATCTGGGTTTTTACCTACAAAATATTGGTTAGATACTGTAGAATCTACACCATAATAACTTTTTTGGTATAGTATAATATCTCCTATTTCAGGAACCACATTGGCATCTACTAAATCATCTCTAAAAAATGAAAATTCAATCCCTTGATTAAACCCAACTCCTTCATCTCCTTCAGTATATGCTTGGTCTTGTCTATTTATTAAACAATTAAATAAGAAGGGACCATCATAATATTTTTCACCGGCTGCTTCCCCATAAATACTTACACCAGTTTCTTCTAATTTAAATTTATAGATAGCGGCTTGTTGAGTTACAATGTCATGTAATAACTCTCTATTTAACCCTCGTATTAAACTCACATCTCGTGAGCGACCAAACATTGCCATATTTATCTATTTTTTCCCATTAATAATGTTAGTTGTTATATATACTAAATAACTTTTCATCAACCAATATAGATTGTATATGGAACTTGTTTTAATTCCGTTTGTTTAAATTCTGCTTCTTGTGATCTTCTTTCAAGTAATGACTTTCTAGATGTTTCATCAAAATAAGATCTTAACCTTTCAATTAATGAATTCTTTTCGGCTGTTGCCGCCGTAATTAAGTCCCCTTGATTTAAAGTAACATCGGCATTAGGAATTGGAATATTACTATATTTACCTCTAACGTAACCTAACATTTCTTTAGATATTGCTAGAGCATATTCAAAAATCCATTGTCTACCAACTGAGTTTATGTTTGTGTATGTTGGGTTTGAATATGGAGAGTTAGAAACATTAGTAACATTTCCAGGAGTGTTTGTAGCACTACCTGCTATTCTTTCTTCCCTATTAATATATTCAAACCTAAAATTACCACTTCCTGTTGTTGGGACTGGAAAAATGGTTAAATTATTATTTTTTAATTCAAAGCTATAATTTGATCTTCTAACTTGTTCACTTATCTCTATAGCTTGTATCATTGCCATATCGAAGTTAGTAGGCATCATCATAAATGCACCAATACCAGGGCTCATTCCACCAAAACCAAAGCTACTCATTAAGTTAAGACCATTTCCTAAATAAGGATCATATATCTTACCTATTGCTGGGGAGCTTTCATAAAACACTCTTTTAATTTCAATACTACCTGTTATTCCTTGATCTATGGCCCATTCTTTTAAATCGTAAGTTTGTTTACTTGCTGTTAAGGGGAAAGAACCAGTATAATAAGTTACATTACCCCCTGTACCAGCTTCAGCACCATACATTTCAGTTAACTTAACAATAGGTTCAAAACTAGGAGTAATAACACTTGTATTCAAGTTACTACCAGTTGGTAATCCTTCTAATGTAAGTTGGTTATCTCTAATTTGGTAAGAGTATAACTCATTACCGTATACAGTTACTGCTTCTTCAAATGCTGTAAAGAAACTCATATCCTGGAGTTCTACATCAGTTAGGGGGTATCCTAAGCGTTGAGCACAAAATTTTGCTACTTTAACTGCATCAGTTTGAAATTGAGGGTCATTATCGTAAAAACCAAAAGGTGTTAAACCTGTGGTCCAACTTGGACTACCATCGTATATGGGAATGTTTGCCATACTATATTTTTGTTATAAATATGATAAAAATAGTTAATCCCTAAATTTCTGGTATACTCCAAGTATTGGGGATACTATACTATGTCTATGATTTTTTTCTAGTGTAATAGTTTTGAAACCCTCCACTTGTTCTTCAAGTCTACTTAGAAATGAAAAACCACTTTCTCTTTTATCTTTAAGATCTATTTGACCCATATCCCCACAAATTACCATAATAGAACCTTTCCCAAGTCTACCTATTACTGTTTCCATTTGAGAGTGTGTTACATTTTGTGCCTCATCTACAATAATGAAGGAATTAGTAAAAGTTCTACCTCTCATAAAAGCAAAGGGTACAATTTCTATATCTTCCTTTTCTAAGTGTTTGTCGATTTTTTCTCTATTATATAGCATATAAAGATTATGATATATTGGGGCTAACCAAGGATCCATTTTTTCTTTTAAATCTCCAGGTAGGAAACCTATGTCTTCCTTAGAAACTGTAGGTCTTGTAATTATTATTTTTTCTACTTGTTTTGTAAAGAAAAAATCTAATGCCGCCTGTGTTGCTACTAATGTTTTACCCGAACCTGCTAAACCACGTATAACAGTTATTGGGTTGTCTACCACTAGAGCTTTAGCTTCTTTTTGTTCTTCATTTAGTTGTACTTGAAACTTAATAGGGTTTTTATTTGGTCTACGTTTTTGTGTGAAAACTTCGTCAGTATGGTGTTTTGATGCCATATATTGGTTTTAGTGATAGATTAAATGTAAGATGGATAGTAATGTTGTAGATACATTAAAAAACATAAATTTTAATAATATAACATACATTTTAACTATAACATATTACTTTTATTATACATATGAAAAGGATAAAAAAACCCGGCCTAAGCCGGGTTAATTTTATTAAGAAATATTTAAATATCTACTAGATAGTATTTAAACCTTCTACTTTGATTGTACCATAGAATTCCGGGCGAACCATTTTCTTAGCATATCTAGTTAACAATCCTTTTCTTGGTGTGAAAGTATCTGGATCGTATACTAAAGGAGTCATAATTAATGGAATGTATGGAGCAAATACTGCACCTGATTCTAAGAATTGTGTTCCTCTAAATCCTAATAAGATTTGGTTTTCAGTCATGTAAGGGTTTTTGTAAACCTTGATCTTACCACCACCTAATGCACCCATCTTCTGTACACCAAAAGCATAGTTTGATTTTTCAACATCACCATCTACGTCACCTGCAAATCCTGGAATAGATTCGATGATTGTAGAAACTGCTGGAGAAAGTACCATAAAGTTAGCACCACCTCTAAGAGTTTTCTGGTGAATAACGTTAGATAATTTCTGGATTTTAGTTCCTAATGTTTGGAACCATTGTCCTTGTGAATTAAAGAATCCTAAGTTATTGTTGATGTCACCACCAGCACCATTGTCAACGATTGATCTGTTGTTTACTGCAGACCATACTTCGCTACCAGCAGAAGCATTTTCCATTAACATATCTAAGATCTCTAAATCGATTTCTAAAGAAATGTATTCAGATAAGATAGAAGTTAATTCAGCTTCAGCATCTAAAGCGTGGTATGCATTTAAATCTTGTGCGAACTCAGGAGTCCATACAGCTTTCAATTTTCTAGTTTTAGCAACGATTGCAGATGATTTCATCTGTACATTGATTTCTGGAATAGAGATTGCAGCAGCTTTTGGAGTTAAGGCAGCATTTCCGTCTTCGAAATCACCACGTGCATTATCTTTTGTTTGTAGTTGATAAGCAACATCTAAAGTAGCACCAGTAACATCTGCTAATAAAGCAACAAATACAGTTGCAGTGTCAGCAGCATTTCTTTTAGTGAAAGCAGAAATTTGTACGTCATTAGCACCATCTTTCAATTGAAAAGCTCTTACACCTTCTTTATCTAAGTTTACTAATTCAGTATCAGCAACTGTGATAGTTTGATACAAAGAAGATCCAGCAATTACAGATGCAGAATATTCTGAATCGAAATTTAAGTCAGACCAAGAAGCAGAAGCTTCAGTAACAGTTGCTCCGGTTTTTGTTACTTCATTAATTGAGTATCCGAAACGACCTGCACCATAAAGACCACCTGAAGTGTCATTTGAAGCAAACCCGTCTACAGTACCATATAATGACCCATTTTCAGCTTGTCCTGATTTACCAGTTCCGTATTGGAAATCTAAATAAAATACAAGACCTGAAGGTAAGTTCATTGGTTGTACTGATACAAATTCTTGAGCAGCGATTTGACCAAATACTTTACGTACTAATGGTAAAGCTACACCAGCCCATTGTTCTCCTGTTCCTGTAGCGAAACTAGCACCTGCTACACCACCACCTGATTGAGAAGACTCAACTACTAATTGCTTAGCTTGGTTTTCAAGGATAATACCCATGTTTGTTTTGTGGGCACCTTTAATTCCTTCTAATAATCCTGTTTTTTCCCATTTGCTAGATAATCTAGCCGCGTCACTCTGTACTGAGTGATAAGGGTTTGCGCTTTCTAATAATGAATTTAAGCTCATTTTTTTAAGTTTTAAGTTTTTAATTATTTTTATTTAATAATACCAGCCAATTTTTGCATTCTCATGAATGCATCGTTTTCAACGATTGGTTGTTTTGCATTAGGAGTTAATCCTGTTGCTTTTGAAGCACTACCTTTTACTTCATTAACTGATGGTCTTGTCATCTGAGATGAAATACCTTCGTTTAATGTTTCAAAAATAACTTTAGCTTCTTTTACGGTTGCGGCTTTATCAAAAGCTTTCAACACTTTTACTTTCTTATCTTCTGATAAGTTTTTAGCTTTGAAGATTTTGTTAGTATAAAGTAATTTAGCGTTTAATAAGTTAACTTCATTAAGTTCCTTTTTAAGTTCCTCAATTTCAGATAATGCAGATAAAACTTGACTTTCATCTACTTCTTCTTCTTTTTCGCTTACTACTACTTCTTCTACTTCTTCTTCTTTTTCCATCATAGGTTCTACTTCGTCTTCGATTTCGATATCCATTTCATCTTCTAATCCAGCTTCTTCGCCTTCTTCTTCTGATTCTACTTCTTCTCCAGCTTCTAACTCACCAGCTTCTACCATGTCCTTAATTACATCCTCGATAAAAGATTTAAGATCATCTTCAGTCATGTCTTCTAAATCAACTTCTTCTTCCATTTCACCTTCAGCTTCTTCGTCTTCGATTTCTACATCTTCAACTTCTTCTTCTTCAGTTACTTCTTCAGTTTCTTCAATTTCTTCAGATTCTTTAACTTCTTCTTTTTCTTTACTTCCTTCGAGTTCTGCAAGTAACTCGTCAAGATTGATTTCTTCAATCTCTTCTTTTTTAGCTTCTTCTACTTCTTCAGTTTCATTTACTTCTTCTACTTCTTCTAGTTCTTCTACTTCGTTAGTAATAGTTTCGTCGATGTCTTCATCGTCTCTATCCATTTCTTCCAATTTAGCAGATAACATAGATTTTAAGTGGGGTGTAAATGCTTCTTCTAAAGCAGCTTTAGCGTTTGCTATTGCGGTTTCTTTAACCGATTTAGCATCAGCAATTGCTTCTTTGAGCAAATCTCTGTTGTTTGACATAATCGCAAAATTTAAATTTGTGAAATACGGTTATTAGGAACCGTAATAGAATTAATTTGTTTTATTGACACCATATAAGAGATGGTGTATTATGCGTATAAATATATAAACATTTTTCAAGAACACAAAAGACGCCAAAAAGGCGTCTAATGTTTATAATCCGTCGGTAGCGTCCGAAGAAAATATTTTTATATGATAGGACATGAACCCTTTGAACAAAGGATTTCGTGTATTACTTTATTAACATTTGTATAATCATAAGTAACTATATTTTTACCTTCATTTAAGGTAGTCATATATGATCCTGGGTTTGATGGAGTTGATACGAAGTCCCAACACAATAGTTCGAAATCGTCTTGTACTTCCATTACACCTTCTCTATTTTCCTCTAAGGAACCCATACCACGAGATGATACACCTACGGTAACACCTGCTTTAATTAGTTCTTTAAGTATATTTCCTGATGGTGTTGGTAATACTTCTATTTTACCCATTACATTATCTCCATCCCACCAATACTCTGATATTAGATGTGATACATTTTTTAGGTTAATTACCTGAGATTCAGGATGGTCTAATTCTCCCATTGCTCGTCTTTCTTTAACGATTTGAGAGTATCTATCCATTTCACGTTCCCATAGTTCTCTTGAATAGTAACGACCATTACCATTTTTTACTTCGGCAGTCGCTAGTATCCCTTCGACAAGTAAATTACCATTTTCTTTATTAACACTTTCGGTTAATACAGAAGATGATAGTTTAACTGTATGGGTTTCTATTAAGAGTTTTTTGTTCATGTTATATTTGTACTTCTCCATGTTCTAAACCAGCAACTTCTTCTACTTCTACATCATCCGCTTCGTCTACAATCTCGGTTTTAGTATAAGATTTACCACACATTTTTTCATACATTTTTTCCATCTTAGCTTTTCTTTTTTCTAAAAGCTTGATTTCTTTTTGCATTCCTTTGATAGCCTTTTTATCTACTAACTCAGCTAGATTTTCATCTTCAGATACCATAGATAAACGTTGTGTTTTAGCTTCAATCATTTCATCGATAGTATCCATTTTAGCTTCTAAAGCTACAACTTGACCTTGTTTATCGATTTCAGCTAACTTTGATTCTACAGAATCTTTTTTAGATTTTTTACCTTCATTTAATCTATTCCCAAAACCATCATATTCATCTTTATCGGATAAATGAGCCATTATTCTATCTTCTACATAATCTAAATCTTCCATTTCTTCTGGGGATAATTCATCTATATTTAGAAGGTAAGTATTTATAAATTCTTGGTCTACCCCATGTTTATCCATTACATCTTGTAAAGAATTATACTCTCTTTCAGATGAGATTTCTTTTATAGGGTTTTTAATTAAAGATTCTTTAACTACTTTTTTAAGTTTATCTGAGTACCCGCTAGAAGCATATTTACCTGAAACTTCTTCTAATTCAGCTTCTTGATATCCCAATCCTTCAATTCCGAATGCAGCATTCTTCATATAATATTGTCCATCCTTTTCTAAATTTTTAGAAACTATTTCTTTAATTTCAGCAATAGATTTATCTGGGTTTTGTTTTGTTTCAAAATAAACACCATTTTGTACTTCTTGTCCAATTTGGTTATCTAAATTTGACTTATCTTTAGCATCAAAACCATGTTCATTAACTTCATCAACTTCTTTAGTTGTTTTTTTCTCCACAGCTTTTGCCTCTTCAGCTAAATATTTTGCGAATTTAATTTCAAATGAAGTTTTTGGTGTTGCTTCAATTTTATTAATAGGTTTAAGGTCAATGTAGTTTTCATTGATTAATTCCTTAAATAGTTTTTCTGCTTTTTTCATTATTGGTTATTTAATAAAGTTTCTATATCGTTTATGTAATCGTTGATTAAATCCGTTCCTGTTACTACTGCGTAACTATTTGGATTTTCTCTATAATATTTAATGGTTTTAATTTTGCTTTGACGTAATACTTTTTTTATATCTTCTAATCTAGCTTCTAAGGAGTCAAAAGCCATGATACGTTCATCATGGAATTTATTTATTTTTTCTTCTTGTTCTACTACTTTATACTTATACATATTAAAAGTTTTTTACCTCTAAACCACTGCCCTTTTGTACATAGTTACCGTTTTTGTCTTTAGGTACTAATTTATAAGCGAATTTTTTAACATAATAGTTATCTTTTACACCTTCTTCAGATGATTTAGGACCAGGACCTAATGTTGCTCCTATACCTTCAGGTAATTTTTCTTGTTTTTTGGGTTTTTTAAAAGCATTTTTAGTTAAATAAGCACCGGCACCACCTGATGTAGACATTTCATCAACACCCTCTTCATTTACTCCTCTAGATTTTTTATATTCTTCGGGGTAGTTGTTTCTAGTATGGGTTCGAATAACGTTTCTAAGGGATCTAGCTTGTTTGTAAATATCTAAAAATACTTTATCATCTTTAACTTTTTGATATACACCTTTAGCAGTTTTAACTAAATCATCAGATTCGTCAAGTAGTCTATCTATATTAGGTATTTGAGAAAGAGACCAAGATATAGCACCCGTTGTTGGGTCAATATCGGTAACAGTAGATTTAGTACCATTATCAATCTTTACATCACCTACTTCAATTTCTTTAAGTTTATATTTGTACGCCATTGGTAGATTTGATTTCTTTTACTAATTCATAATATTGTAATAAATCAACTAAATTATCACTATCAACTTTAGATGTTTTGTCTAATTCCACTAAAAATTTAGATACTTCAGTAATTTTAATCTGTGTAACTTTATCTTTAATACCTTTAGATTCTTTACTTAGAATAGTTTTTAACTCATTTATTTTACTATTGTAAAAATTTCTTAAACCTGGGGCAGAATCTACTGAATTGATATATTCTTTAAGGACTAGTTTTTGTTCGTTTGATAAATTATCATACTTACTGTTAAATTTTTCTAGAAGAACTTTATAAGTAAGAATTCTTAAATCTTTATCGTATGTTTGGAATTCTTTAAGAACATCTTCTTTAACTTCTTTAGTATTTACTTCTTGTTTAGTTAAATGTTCTAGTAAGGTTATTTTATTTTCAATTAGTTGAGTAGCATTTGTGTTACCACTAATATTATACCCTTCAATTAAGGTATATAAGGCTGCTAATTCTTTATAATTTGTAATTTTAGAACCAAAGAATACATCTATATCATAGTGTTTTTTGATTTCATTAATTAAATTATATTTTTGTTTTTTTAAAGTAGTACGATTAAAACTTTTTGAGGTTTCCAATATAGTACTAACTACCATATTAGCTCTGCCTTCATTTAAAACCTTAGATTTTAAAACAGACTCATATAATTTATACTCTCGACCCAAAGGGGTTTTAACGAAATATTCTTTTAATATATCGATAGCAGGTGAATCTCCTCCTTTTAAAGTATCAGCCGTAATTTGACGTACTAATAATTCAAATAAAATTCCCGTGTTTTTGTACTTTGAATGCTTGATTTTCATCTAAAAAAATATATTTTGTTATAAATATGAAAGAATTTTTACTCCTTTAATTGTTTTTCGTCTAAAAGTGTACTATCGTCTTTATCTTGTTCAAATATTAATACCTTTTCATTCATTTTCTTGAACATATCCCTATTTTTTAAATAAGATATTTGAGTGTTTTCTAAAGCTAACCCTGATTTGTTGGTATCTGTTCTACTATTAGATGAATCATTTTTATCAGTATCTTTCATACGTTTAGTTCCTAGTGGGTCTTTACCAAAGTTACTGTCTTGTGTCCCGTGGTTAGATATTGAATCTTTAGGACGACCTAAATCAGCATCTGTATTATAACCATCAGGTACATTACCTGGATCTGATGCTGTTCTTCCTTTACCATACAATGAGGCCAAATCGTGTGGTGTACCATATGACTTACCTGTTTCTACTGGGTCATTACCTTCAGCTTCTATTTGGTCATTTCTGAATTTACGTTTTGAATCTGCACGGATTAAGTCTCTATACTCATCATATTGATCTTCTGATAGGTGGAAGATATTATCATATATCCAATCTGTTGGGAGTAAATTTTTCTCCATTAATGCCGTTGCTAATTCGGTTTTGGATTTCATTAGCTCAATTTTCTCTTGTTCAAAGATAATTGATGGTGTTTGCATTGATAGATCAAAGTTAGTAAGTGCTTCATCTCTATACCCTTGTGAATATAAATGTACTAATGCAATTTTATTTAATTCAGATACTAAAATACGTTGAAGACGTTCAATTGTACGTGCAAAACGAATATCTTCGGCGGCTAATGTTGCTTTTCCTTCTATATTTTCATCATATCCTAAAAACGCTTTTGGTACCTTTAAAGCAGCGAATAATTTATCTCTTAAATATTCAACATCTTGAATACCATCATATGTTAATCCTGGTGTTGTGTCAATTTTTGTTGTTGTATCATTTCCACGAATCGGGATGTAAAAATCCTCCATCATGTTTTGCATATTATACTTTAAATTATATTCACCTGTTTTTTCATCCATATGAGGTGTACGCTTCATGTTAGAAATTGTTTTTTGCATAAAAGCATCAATTTCATTTGGAGGTATACCACCTACATTCATATAAAAAATACGTTTTTCAGGAGCACGTGCAATTCTATGGATTAACATAGCGTCTTCCATTAATGTATATTGTTTAAACAATTTACGTCCAGGTTCAAGATATGAACGACCATATGGGAGGTAATTAGTATCACCAATTAATCTAAAATGTGCCATTTCATAATTGTCAAAGAAAATACCATTTTCGTTATCCCTTTGGCCTGGTGTTGAATACATACCCGAACTAGGATTTACTAAACCATCTGGTGAGTATTTAAATCTTACTTCTGCAGGATTTTTAATATTTTGCCCTTCTTGTCTTTCAATGTGATATGCGTTGTAAGGTATAACATTATACACTCCAAACTTTTCAGCAATTTCTAACTTTAAGAAAAAATCGCCATATTTTGCCATTGAACGAACCCACGCCCATAAATTAAATTCAATATTTAAAACATCATAAAATAAATTATAAAGTACTTTTTGAATTGCTTCATTAGATGAACGAATAGATAACACTTCACCCATATCATTCTTTAAGGTAGACTCATCTGCTATAATATCTAAAGCCGAAGCTATAATTGCATCTTGGTCCATTACATCATATTCTGAATATAATTGAGGTCTAAGATATTGGTAGTTAAAATTAAATTGTGATCCGTATAAAGATGTTGGGTTAGTAGAATAAATTCTATTAAACCTATCTATAAGTGAATTAGTTTCTAGATTACCATTGGTTTGGATTTGGTTACTATCCATTACCTTTATTTGATCTCCACCAACATTACGAATAATTACGTCTGTTGAAAATAATCTCTGTAGTCTACTAAATAAGCCTTTTTCTGCCATTTTATTATATTATTATTATAAATATTATCTGATTAACCAACTAATATCTTCATCGCCATTTTCTGTCTTCATATGGTATGGATTATCCGCACCTTTTGAAAAATGACCTCCTTGGTATGAAGTTCTATTTACTGATATATTATTTAATGCATTTCTAGTTACATCTAAACCACGTTGTCTCTGTATAAGTGCCGTATCTCTAATGTACATAGCAATACCAAATGCCATAACTAAATCATCGTTATAGCCTGTTTGTGCTTCTGCTCTACCATTTTTCCAAATAAACACTTTCATTTCTTCTACTAACCTTTTTGATTGTATTGTTACTCCTTTATCAGCTATATACTCTTGAAATTTTCCTATTACCATAGGACGTGTTCTAGATGACATAGTAAAACCAGCCGTCATTCTTGAGTGGTCTTGATATTTGTCAAAATACGAATCAGCATTTGGGGAGTCACTCTTTTGTGAATAGTAAAGGTTAGGATATGCTCTATCTATAGCTACCTGTATTGTAGCCCAACCTATATTTGCATTTTCTATAATAAGCATTGCTTCATTATATTCTGTGGCTAAACCTACTAATAAATGACCAAATTCTTTAGTTCCTAGTTGCCCTTTATATTCAGCAACTTGAACATTGTTTTCAACGTCTATAACATGACAGGTAGAAAAATCTTTTCCATCACCACGAGCAACATCAGCTACAACCATATAATCTCTTGAATAATCTGGTGATTCCCAAACCCATAGGTTTTGATCCGCACCTCTCCTTTCCATAGGTTCTTTAATATGAGACTTTTCGTAAAATTCTAAATACTCATTGTAAAATACTATATCACCAGAGGTGCTGAAATCGCAATCACATTCTTGTGCTGCTAATCTAGGATCTCCTAATAAGGCATCTTGAGCGTCTCTCCATTTTTGATCTCTTTCTGGGTGGACATACCAAGGTAATTTAATAGGTAAAAAATCATTTTCTGCTGCTTCGGCTTTAACCCACATTTGATGAAACCAGTTACCAGTACCATAAGGAGTAGATAATACAATAGCACCACCACCCGTTGCTAGTGTTTGTTGAGCGGATGCCCATGTCTCAGCAATATTATCAATAAAAGCTGCTTCATCAATTATTAACAATGATACTGCTTCTGAACGTGCGGCATCAGCATTAGATGATTTGGCTTGGATTTTTGATCCATTTGATAATCTTAAAGATAACTTGTTATTTTCAGCAGAATCCACTTTAAGCCATGAAGGTAAATTTTCCCACATGAATTGTACTTTTGTTACTAAGTTTCTTGCTGTTGCTTGTGTTGTTGCTAAGGCTAGTATGTTTCTATCCTTATGAAAGGTCATTAACCAAAGTGAGTAACCTGATGCCAGTGTTGATATACCTAGCTGTCTAGATTTTAATATGGCACTATAATCATTTTCTTGAAATAACGTTAATACTTTTTCTTGAAATGGGTACAGATTAAACTGTATGCGACCACGTTGTGGGTGCTGTATATAACAGTATTTACGCATAAAATGTACAGGGTCCTTAGCACATCTTAAGTATTCTTGGCGTATTACTTTTTTTAGATCTGACATTCTATTTTACTAAAAGTGCTGTGACTATTATGGCAACTACTCCTGCCCCTACTGTAAGTTTATTCTTAAGTTTTTGTTTTTTAAGATCGTTTTGTAATTTTTTAGATAATTCTTGGGATAAAGATAATTGATTATCTTTAGTATTTAATATAGAATTAAAATTGTAGATTTTAGAATTCAAATTTAAAATAACACTATCTTTTAAAAAAACCTTTTGTTCTAGAAGTTTGATTTTACTACCAAAAAGTACTAATTCTTGTTTAGCACCATCTCCTTTTATAAGATCCTTAATTACTAACTTAACAATAGGTTTAGTTAATTGAATCTTTGTACTGTCTGTAACGTTCTGTGAAAAACTTTTCAAGCTCATCATCATTAAAACTATCAACAGCATCCACTTTTTTATTGATTTCATATTTTAAGCTGTTTATCTTATCATCTTTAGAGCCTATTTGTTGGTCTAATTTGACTATTTGTATATTTAATGTATCAATTTTAAAAGTTAGGTCGTCATTTATGTGGTGTAATGAATCAACTTTTTGTTCTAATGCTTTTATTTTAACATTATATTCATCAACATATTTTTCCTCGCTTGATAAGTACATATTAAATAAGTAATAAACACTTAAAAAAGTTAAGGCCACATATAAAAACCTTTCTTTAGATGACATTATATCTTTTTATTATCTAGAATACTTTCTAATTCTTTTTTTAATTTGGTTTTTGCTTTTAAAGTTTTAACTAGTTTTTCTTTATCTTCACCTTCAGCTTTTGAATATTCTCTAGCTAATGATTTCATTTCACGAGTTAATAATACAAGTTCTTCTTTTGCTTTAGCTAAACCTTTTGTTTTTTTAAGATCTGCTTTAGATGGTTCTTTATCTTCATTTTCGTCTATTTTACCACCTGATCTTTTATTGTTAGCTTTAAAAACAAAATCTACTAAATCATTAATTCCTTGATTAAATGCACCAAAAGTTTTAACGTCTACACCATATTCATCAGCTTTTTCTCTAAAAAACTTAGCAGCATCATCAAGCATTTTTTGGTATTTTTTTAATTCAGCAAAATTACCACCTTTATCTTCGGCTTCATTTAAACCATAAGCATCTGCCTGATCTATATATCCTTGAAAAAATCCTTTTTTATATGCTTGATGGTCTGGTTGATTTTGGAATTTACCTTTAATTTCTTCAAATGCTCTTTCTCCAGCTTCATACCCCATTTCTTCAATATCAGCTAAACCTATATTTTCTTCTGATAAACCTGCTTCTTCTTTTGCTTTAGCTAAATCAGCTACTACTTTAGTTAGCTCTTCTGTATCCTTAATATCTTGTTGAGTATCTTCACTTGTTAGTGATGATTTAATTTCTTCCTTAATAAAGGCTGTTAATTCAGATTTTTTCATTGTATAATATAATTAGATTTTATTATAAATATGTTAAAGGTTAGTAATATTCAATATTTGTTGGATTCGTTCCTCTGTTGTACCTGATATGATTTCTATATTACCGGCTCTATGACCATATTTTTGAATTAATTCTACAATAGTATCGTCAATTAAATCTCTATATTCTACATTTGTTTCACGAATACCATTATCTTCAATATCTATCCCCTTAGGAGATATATAAAAAATAACATCATAATCATAAATAAATTCAGAAGCATATTTTTCAAATGCTTCTTTATCTTGATATGGGATAGATTTAGCATTTTGAGTAAACGACATAACATCAATTATAGTTCTATCTGTAATAATATTTTCTTGAATTAATTCACTACAACGCTCTGCTAAAAATATAGTTTGACCTTTTAATGTAGAATCAGTATTTAATGGAATACCTAATGACATTAAATGTTGACTACGTTCTGTTGCAAAATTATAACCCTTAAATTGCTCTAATTCTTTTAAAGCATTTACTAATGTAGTTTTACCTACACTCATTGTACCACATAAACCTATTTTCATATCTTAGTTTCTATAATCGGATAATTGATTTTTCATTGATTGGTTCTTATAAAAAGGAATGCCTTCTCTTTGACGTCTCATTTCTTTCCAATCTTCTTTATCTTTTTGAAAGCCATATAAATAATACTCTGCTTGTTTTGTATTACCCTCTGGGATTAAAGCTGGTCCATCCCAATTATGTAATTTACCGTCCCAAGTATAAGCAATGGTACCATCAACTTTTACTAATTTTCTTGATTTTGGATATTTTTGTCCAGTTTCTATGCTCATAATATTGTTATTTGTCGTAAATATACGAAATTTATACGCGTTATCCTAATTTTTTAATATATGTTCTGCAACATAAGTCCCTTGTGCACCACTTACCGTTATACCTCTAGCTGATAAAGCATCGCCTACGAAGTGTACGTTAGGATACTTGGTGAGTGCTAAATTGGTATAATCGACAAGTGGCTCAGGTGATAGATATTTTACTTCAGGTACATAAATACCCCAATCGTCTTTTAATGTTGGGAACACTTTTTTCATGTCCTCAATAAAATCATATACATACATAAAGTATGGTTGCATTGATTTTGCTATTTTGTGTAATGTATCTATTTGAATAGCTGATACATTTACCCCTTCAGAGGTTGTAGATGGTTTACGAGTTGGACTATAATATAATCCTGTACCATCTATTTGTAAGTTTTTAACTACGTCTCTAGACCATTCAAATGGGTTTTCAATACCTTGAACTTCCATTAAGATACCAAAATTAGTCATATCATTTCGGAATGCTTCATCTTTTTTAGCGTGACCATTATATGAATGATCTCCATATGTTTCTTCTACGGCAACATATGCTGCATTGTTGTTTGTACAGAAAGAACGTAGTGATACTCCTTTATCTTCATATTTACGGTACAATTTGAAATCGTAAGACACATCAATTAATTTTTGGAAGTGTTTTTGTGGTGCCTCAAATCGAACACCTATTTGTACTGGTTTAGGTTCAGTTGGTAAATCATATTTTTCAGCTAATTGTTTACCAAAGTCAATACCTGATTTACCTACACCAAATATAAGTTTATCATATTTACATTGCAAAGATAGCTTTGGGTTTTCACAGACAGCTATTAATTCCTGATTATCAAAATCAATATCAATTACTTTGTGTTCCCAGTGAAATTCCACACCACCTTCTACTAAAAAGTCATACCAATTTTTACCTATTTCATGTAAATAATCTGTACCAACGTGCCATACTGGGAATAAACGTAATCCAAAATATGGTTTAATAAATTCTGGTTCTGCAATAGGATTTGAACATTGTACTTCCTCTGGTTTAGGGTGGAAACGTTTAAAATTATCTATCACCTGATCAAATAATTCCATTGCTTTTTCTTCACCACAATACTTAGATAATTGACCACCAATTGAAGTATGGTATGTTAATTTACCATCAGACCAACCTCCTGCTCCTAGGAAACCTTCCATTACCTCACTATATTTTCTATCGTATGGGTTTTTACCCATATCAATTATGGTAATTTTACCATCAAACCCATTATCAATTAGCTTAGTAGCAGCGTTTACATTTGCTACTCCTGCTCCAACCATTACTACATTTTTACTTGCCATAAAATCTATTTAAAGTGTTACACATTCCTGCTACTCCAAAACTAGCACCATGTTTTTTGTTTTGTTCTAAAAAAAACATCATTAATCTTTGAAATGAATTACCTTCATTTTTTCTTACTAAATAAAATTCTTTATCAATATCCATCTATACTTTTATTTTTAACACGTTAATATACGAACTAAGAATGGCGTCTCCAAATGAGACGCCACAGATATCTGTTTATTTTTTAATCGCGACAGGCTATGAATCTGTCTATATGTTTTTATTTTAATTCTTGAGCTCTTCTTTTATCTTTTTTTCTCCAATTACCGTTAACATCTTTGTATTTTATAGTTATTGAATCTGAAGTGTATTTTCCATCATAGGGGTTTATAAATGGCTTTATATCTAAAACTATAGCTTCTTTATTGTTGTAAGTTACCTTATCTCCTACTTTAAACTTTGTAAAGTTATTTGGATTAACATTTAAATCTTTTTTTAATCTAGTAACTTCCTCCATTAGCTTACTTTCAGCTAAATATTTTCTTAAATCGAAATTATCCATTTATTTTTATTTTTTATTTTTATTTTATATATTAGTCCATGGCATCTAAACCAAATTCTATTCTAATTTCGTCTATTAAATCCTGTGGATCAAGTTCGTGATATTTGATTATATCTTTTATTTTTTCTACAACCATCTCATCAGTGAAATCTTCTTCACTGTTAGCATAGTCATTTTTATAATCTTCTTTAACTACACTTTCTGATATTTTACGGTATAATTCCATTGCTTCATCAGCAGTATATTCTCCTTCTTGGTAGCTACCTTGATCAAAGCTATTAAAATCAACACCCATTTCTAAACGGT